AGGATATTCATATCGGACTCACTTTGAATTTACCATCATTATATCTACCTGTCCAAATCAATTCACTCTTGTACCAATAGGCGAGTGCTTTGCTGTGGAAGCTCCACTCCTGGACAACCTTGTTGCCGAAGTGGTATGTGAGTTTGAATTTCATATCTCTTGCATTTTGATTTCACAAATTCGGTTGTAAAGATCGTGGTTGAACGTAGTCCAAAACCGATTGAATTGGTAGGTGTTAAACGAACCACCAATCTTCATCGTCTCTCGGGTCATAGTTGTAGCACTCATAGCAGAACTCGTGAAAGTTCTCGGTTGCGTTGTCAGTAAGTTCTTGCATTGCTTCATCGCACTGCTCAAGGGTGAGGTCTTGGTGCCACTCTGCTGATTCAATTGTCCATGTTTCATTGTTGTTGTTTTTATCATAGTTATATATTAGTTCTATTGTGCCGATATGCTCATCATCATAGCGATTGAACACATCAACGATGATGCTGTTGGCTGAAGCATTAGATGACTGCTCCGCAAACCAAAACTTATTTTCCGTATTTTTCATTGTAGATTCTTTGTGCGTAGTTGTTGTATGATTTTGACAGCTCATATCTTGACTTGTGATATGTTTGATGGTCGATGCTTGGTGTGTCCTTTACTGGAGGTCGCACTGTTGACATCATCCAAATCAAAAGCATTGCTCCTGTGATGAATATCACTACACCACCAAGAATCTGACGTTCATCTTGGTTAAGGTCTGAGAATAAGAATTTAATTGTTTTCATTGTCTTGTATTGTTTCTAATAAGTTACTGATTGCGTTCCACTGCGCAGCTGCGAAGCGTGTCCCTCGGTCATCAGGACCGAATGATTCTCTCATGTCGAGAAGTTCTTGATACATCTCTGCCTCTTGGCTTCGGATGAGGTCGATAATTTGTTCTTTTGTCATAGTTTTTTAGTTATTAATTGAGATGACATTCTCGGAAGCAATACATTTTCCCTGTGGTTTGCCTTCCATTTCAACAATGATACCACCACTACTAATCACCATTAATAAAGGGCGAGTAATGATTGTGTACTTAAGACCTTCTGCGGTCATTTCGTAAAATTTAAAGGTTGCTGTTTTCATAATTTTTGTTTTTGTTTTCGATTTGATACGGTGAAATTACACATAAGTTTCATATCTGCAAAACTTTTTTCACATTTTTTTTCATCTATGCACAAAATAAGCCAAAAAAAGGGGTATCTCTACCCCTCAAAACAATTATGAACCCTCGAAGTTACAAAGGAAATTTCATACTATCGATGTTTTTGTACATTTTTCTTTGACCATCTCTCTCAAATCGCTCAGATTCGAACACTAAGATGCGACCTCCTATGTGCGTCGGTTTAACAGGCGCACCACGTTCAACGTGCCACCCTTTTGAGCCATCACCGTACTCTTCCTTGTATGTTCCAGTGAGCATCATGTGAATCTGCTTATGCTCGTGGCGATATCCAATCTTGTTGTTGTGACCAATGGTGTCTCTGACATCATTCCGAGCAGCGTTCTCATGGATGTGACCCATCGTGAACACATCGAAGTCCTCATACATCTCCAATGCCCTGGTGAGGTTCAATGCTCCCTTGGTAACTACACCACCACCACCTGAACCATGGAAGTACTTGATTTTGAATGATGATGAGATGCCATTGCCAATGTCTTGACGAACTACAATCCAACCACCATATCCTCCAGCATATACTTGAGTGCCATTTTTGTAGTTGAGGAGGTCAACGAATCTCTGAAGGATGTCGGTCTCTTGATACTTGATGATTGCAGTCTCATGGTTGCCGTATCCGATAACAGTGAGCAAGTGAGCGTATGGTGACCACCACTCGACAGCTGTCTCAACGATTGAATCGAGGTACTTGGCATTGTTGTGTTCAGGTCGAATGTCTGATTTGTTTCCTCTGCGATCACCACGACCTTGCATGAGGCAGAAAAAGTCACCATTCACCATGACAGGGATGTTGTTCTCAACACAATAGTCGAGGTCTCTCTTGAGAAGTTTCCAATCACATTTGGGATTGTCCCAGTGGAGGTCAGAAAGCATTGCAATCTTGATTTGTTTACCATCCAGCTGAATCTCGTGGATGTTTTTTGCGTGTTTTTTTACAATCATAGTTGTGTTTTGGAGTACCTGAAGAGGTACATGGTTCCCATTCCTATCACAAAGCCAAGAATCAGCACCCAAAATACAGGCTTTTCTTTTTGGCTTTTGTATTTTGCCACCTCAACCTTTTGGATTTGTCGGATGGTGTCACGCTTGAGGCGGTATATGATGCGGTCCTGATACCTCGTTCTTGGCACATAGGAGGTCTTGTATTGAATGATTGTGTCCTTGGTGGTATAGAACCTTTCGTACACGATTTCGTTGTCTCTGATGACGGGGAATGAGTCAATAGTTGTGATGCGAATGGTATCACCTACCTCCTCACACTTATATCCTTTTTTGATTGCTCTGCGCAGATGATAGTTGGCTGAGCATGAACTCAAAAGTAAAATTAATAAAAGCAGTTTCATAAATTTTCAAGCATCTCAATCATTCTTGGGCATGGGTAGATGTCACTCTTATCTTTGCGCACTGAGTTGTGGGTGTAGATTCCTGGAGTTCCTTTGAATGCTTCCTTGTCAAGTCCAAATATCTCTGACCGGTAGTCTCTTGGGATGTTGTATGTCTCACATAAGTACTCAACCAATTGACGAGTGCTTTCGATTTGAGCATCGGTGTATTTGTACCAATGCTTGTATCCTTTATATGGTGTATCTAATGTGGTGACCATTGAGTCAGGCACACGAGTGTTGACGTAGTTGTAAAATTTACCACCTTTTTCTTTGAGATATCCCCAGTTGCAGACCTCAATTCCAACTGATGACTTGTTGAGGTTCTTGTATGGCACTCCTTGTGCTTTAAATTCCTTTTGTCCAACACCCAAATGCCATGCCCAATGCTTCGATGAGAAGCACTGCACAATCAATCCATCAGCACCAACCACAAAAGCCGTAGCAATACGCTCGGTGTTCCCATTCCAATATCTGCTAACTGCTTCAGCGTTGCCACTTCCAGCTGTATGGTGGAGATATATTTGATTTTTGAGTGACTCTTCAGCAAAGAACTGAGATTCTTTGAGACGTACTTGTTTGATTTTTGAAATGTCTAATTTCATGAGTTGTATTTAAAGGCACAAAAGTCCAGTTTTTTGTCCGTTTTACTGGACATTTTAAGTGTTTTTTACCTCAATTATATGTTATTCACTTCCAACCATCAAGCTCTTCCTTGGACCTGGTCACAAATTTGCGCATTGCTGCGAGTATATTCTTGCCTGTCACACTCTCATATGATTCATTGATGCTCTTAACCTCAACAATAACACAAAAGAATGCAACAAATTTGGTCATGATAAGCTCAACGGCAATGAAGTGTGCGATGATATCACCAGCGATGAATCTCTCAATGAGGAACGTGAACACAATACCACCTGAATATAGTGCAGCCTTGCCAAGTGTGTCACTCAATCTGCGTGATTTGAATGATGCCCAACCATTTTTTTTAACTGATCGCCAAACTCCAAAAATGGTGTCAATGAATATGGCAATAATTGCAACCAAAACCATGGGTTGCACTGGAGCGAGTACTGTGAACAATGATGCGAAGATAATGAGTGTTGTATTTTTCATCAGATGACGAGGATTGAATTGTTGTAGCCGTTATCTCGAGGATATCCGCACTCCCATTTGCCATCATAGAAGCAATCACCTTGACACATATTGCACTCGACTTGTGGTCGAAGGTCAGTGTCACGATTCTCATGGCTTGTGAAGATAGGATATTCTGCTTTGTTTTTAATTAAGTAACGAATCAAACGCATCTCAAAGAATGATGCTTTCTGAGCATAGTGTTCCATGCCAAATGCGACCTCTGAACGACCAACTGGTTGCGAGAAGTCACCACTCTGCTGTTGGAGTCCTTTGTTCTTGAGCTGATATGTCAATCCAAAGACAGCATCTTCAGCTGACCTCCATGCGATGACAGGCTGAATGAACTGCACAAGCAACTCCTCCTCAGGTGTTAGTGTTTGGTCATTGTATGCTGTGAGTAAATGGTTGTAGAATGTTGTGCCAAGTATCGGCATCACTCGGAGCTGTGCTTGAGTGGAAACATATGGGAACACATCAGTCACATCCACATTGGCTGTGATGGGAGTGTTGGTCTTGAGGTAGTTTTCAGTGATAAAGTACAGCATCAGCTTTCAGTTGTTGGTTCTTGTAAAGGTTTCAATCCAGCCAAGGCTCTTAATTCATTAGGAGTCATTTGTTCAATAACTTTTTGAGCAACTGATGGCTCAAGTGAATTGAGTGAGTCTATCACATGAGACATTCTTTCATCACGTTCAACAATCGTCTCATTGATGATTTGGAAGTTGTTGATTTGGAACTCTGCCACACTGAGCTTGGCTATGTGAAGTATCTCGTTGAAAATATCTTGCACTTGCTCTCTGAGTGGCATCACGACATTCTTTTCGAAGATGACGTATGCTTGTTTGATATCAGAACCTGAACCGAGTGATCCTGTTGTGCGCACACCCATGAGTATCGGGTCGATTGTATGGGCAAAACAAATTTGCTCGGTGTTTAATCCACTTGCTTCCTGGAAGAGTTTGTCATTCGAGTTAGTTGGAATGCTCTCAATCTTCGGCAACTGCTCTTGTGAGTTAGCAAAAAATGCAGCGGTCTTACCAGCGTTTTGCGCTCCTTTGAGTTTGTCGATGGTTTGGCGCAGTACATTTTTCTCTTCCTCTGATTGCGGTCGTTTCGGGAACATGATTGCAAACGATGGGAAGATGCTGTTCTGAATGTTGGACTTTGCAAAAAAACTTAACTCGCCCGAGAGAAACGCAAAATTAAGTGCGGAGCTGTATTTCGGCAGCGGATACCAATCCTGTCCCAAGCACTCGACCTCATAAACGAAAAGCTGTTCACGATCAGTGCATGATGGATGATGTCTCTTGATTTCTTGTACATCGATTCGAGTGGACCAATCCTCACATAAAAAATACAACCCCTTGTATCTTCCTCTGCGAACTTTTTCGGGTGAGATATTCTCAGCCCTGGTCATCTTCATCTTCTCATCAAAGTACAATTTGAAGTACACTCGATTGTGAACAACCAATTGCTCGGTGATGATTCGAGCGGTCTTTTTGAGTTTGATTTTTTTCTCGAATGTGTACAGCTCGAGGAGGTCCTTCGGTGTTGCGTTGGCTGTCTTGAGTTCAAATCCACCACCAATCACTGCGTTGGTTTTGTAGTCCACGATTGACCCATGAAGCGGTGAGCTGAACACCATTTGATTGAGCAACTGGGGATACATATTGTCCTGACCGAATGGAATCCAATTCGATGTAGTGTATCGACCATTGACATATGGGAGTGATAGGTTTGCACCACCAACTTTCAAGAATGGTGTGCTGAAAGCATCATAATTGGATGAAATTATTTCAACTGCTTCCTCTTTTTTTGCTCTGAATATATCGTACCAAGCCATGTGTTAGTCGTAAATTGATGAAATTGATGCGCCACTGACAACCATTCTCCCCTCCTCAATGACCACTCCGGTGGTATCACTGATTTCGGTTGGTGGTATGGTTGATTCGTACACGCTGTATGAGTATTGTCCCTTCATTAGTTCCACATCGATTGGTTCATCCAAGTAAAAGAGATTGAATCTATCGGGGTATGGTGACTCATCGATGTTGGTGAAGAGAATTGGGTCAGATGTTGGGTTCATTTCGTTTTGGAATACGAACAAATAATATGGTGAAGGCAGCGTTGACACCTCTGACAATGTCACGACAATACTATTGACCTCACCTTTGTTGATGTATATCATTACTTATGTTGCAGATAGGTCAAAATTTGTTCACAATCTTCCATTTCAACAAAGGATATGTCATAAAATTTACCCCATTATGTATAATAAAGTGTGAAATTTATACATGAGAAGGTACAAAAAAAGCCACCCCGAAGGATGGCTTCCACAACTATGAACAGGAAAAGTTGTTTAGATTACGGTTTCAACAACCGATTCAAGGATTTCATAAGAAAGGAAATCATTTTCAGAGACAAGAGTGACGGAGTATTTTGAACCATCAGCACGAGTTGTGCCTGAACCTTCACCAACTGCACTCAATTGAAGATATGGGAAGTACCAATACTTGCCATTCATATCCTTAACGATTGCAACCAAGTACTGTTGCCCAGCACCCAAGATGCGGATGGCTTGAGATTTGTCTTGGTCTCTTCGGTGAAACATCAAGCTGATCGTTGCAGTTACATAAGACGAACCATTCACCAGGTCAATCGCTGCATCTTCAGTGTATGAACCTGTGTTTCTGCGAATTTCAAACGCAGTAAAGTCAGGCGCACCAACTGCCAAGGTCAAGGTGTCGATTGTCCAATCAAGTGGAGCGGTACCTACTTCGGCAACATCAATGTTGTCTTGCTGATTAATCCATATCTTTTCAATTCCCCCTGAATTGTTGTCACATGATTTCACAATGGACTCGAGAGCTATACACGACATGATATTAAATTTTTAATTATTTAAAAAAGAGGGGGATATTTCACCCCCTCGGAGATACTATGAGTAAAGAACTACCTCAGCACCGTTAACGTGAACAAATCCAACTTTCATGTTGGCACGAGTACGGATGTAAGGCTCAGCAACAGTGTCAGAAAGGTTGACAGCTTTCAATGCTTTGTCATCACCTTCAGCATCGAATGCATAAAGTAGGTTGTCTTTTAAAGTCAACACAGCAGTGTCATTCGGCATACCTTCACAAACAACAACTTTCACACCAAGGTAAGTCAAGGCAAGTGGAGTCGTTACATATGTCATTGTGTTACCAGCAGCGGCAGCCAATTCGTATGCGTTCGCTACGTTGGTAGAAACATACAAGCGAAGGTCAGCTTTTTTGCGGATGATTGCTGCTGGAGCGGCTGCGAAGATTTTTGCAAGTTCAGCCAACACATTAGATGAATCGACAGTTGTATTGGCAACATCAACAACAGTTGCATCAGCAAGTAAGCCTTTGATGTAACCATCACAAAGAGCAAGAGTTGCATTCTCTGAAGTGGTGTCACCTTGCCAACGGATAAGCTCGATGTCTTGACCAATTTGCTTAGCCATCTCATTCCAGTAGAAGTCCATGAATGAAGCAACACTGAAGTCACCATTTGAACCTTTTGTCATTTGCAAAGCAACGAATGATTGCTCAAGGTCAAACTGACAAATTTGTGCCATTGCGCTTAATGCACATACATCGATTTCAACTGCGCTCAAGTCATCAGTTGGAGCATCAAATGGACAAGTTGATGATTGGAGAACGCTTCCGAAAAGAACAGTCGCCAATTTAGTTTTGCTTTTTACACCTGGTAATAAGCGGTAGTTTTCAGCGACATTCTCTTCAGACAAATATGCTTTCGAGTAGAACGCCTCAGGATTGGCTGCCAATAAAGCTGAAGCATCCACATCCAAATCGAATCTTAATTTTTTAGACATTGTTATTTGGTTTTTATTGATTTACAAATTGTTTAAACTTCGCAAATTTTTCACTCATTGAGAGTTGGGTCATCTGCGTCTCGACCTCTTCATCTTCATTTTTCTCTGCATACATCTCCTCGATTTGGTTGCGAAGGTCAGCAATCATCGAAATGAGTGCTTTCTCTCTCTCTTCCAACATCGGCAAAACGATTGCAGCGATTGCTTCCGCATCGGTAGCTGGGTCGATAGCCATTTCCTCCTCAGTGGTGGTTGACTCTTCAGTTGTCTCTTCAACTGTTGTGTCCTCCATCTTCACCTCTTCGGTTGCCATCTCTTCCTCAACCACTTCCTCGGTTGGTGTTTTTTCCACCTCTTTCAAAT